TTTATAGAGTTTGTTAAAATGTATTCCCCATAACTATTTATAGTATCCTGATGCCCAGCATTATCAAAATCTACCTTAATAGGTAAACTTATTGTCAAGTCATTTAATCTTGGCTGTAGTAGTCTATATTTATTCACACTCATCTATAACTGGTTTTTTAATTAAAGACCCAACACCAGTTGATCCTATTATTATTCTTCTTGATTTAGTGACAAACTCTTCATAGTAGTCATACCCCTCTGGAAACAACTTAAAAACACTATTAACAAAAGGATAGAATGAACCATTTGCAAATGGATAATTAACCCCATTATTATTTTCATCAAAAAATCCAACACTATAAATATCCCTCCATCTAAATTGCCCATCCTGTTGTGAATAAAAGGCATAATTTGGAACATCATATGCAAACTGTTTATCAACTGTTTCAATGTAGTCTGAAAAAACCTTTAATTGTAATTTATTGTGTGGCTTATAATAATATCCTGATTTATTATTATCATAATTTGAAACTCTAAAAACATTTTCAGAATGCTTTATCTTGTGATATAATTCAGATATTACAATTTCTTCTTGATTGTAAGAATTGTATTCACAAAAATCCCCATCAATTATGTCAGACAATAATTTAAAATATTTAAAATTGTTTTGCTTATTATCAAAATAATTTTCAACACTAATATCAACATTTGAATTTGATGTGGAATTATCCCACCAACTATTTGTTGGATTTGTTATGTTAAATAACCAACCTTTCTTTATCACATCAAAAAAACCAGAATATCCTTTATATATTGCAGTTAAATATAATTCAGTTAGGGGTCTATTTTGATTATCAATAAACCCATCAATATTCACATCATCAGTTAATGTGAAATTATATGATATATTGGAAGTTTTTTTAATATATGAAAACTCATCCCCAATAAAACTCAAAACTTTTGGCTCATCATATGCACCTGTTTCAAATCCTGATTTGGTTATAACAATTTTATCTGAATTACTAATAACCTTATGCTTTCTAACATAATAACTAGAAACTGTTTCACCACTATTTTCAATAGACAAAACTCTTTTTAATGTACCAAGTTTATTGTCTGAAATACCACTATCAACATTTAATATATTTAAAATGAAATTCTCTGAACCAAAAGTACCATCACCAAATGAAAATATTTCATAAGCCCTACTAATTGAATCTATTTTAATAATTATAGATTCATCTTCATTTACATTATGGGGTAATGCACAATTAATTCTAACAATATTAAACCCATTTACAACAATCAAATCAGTTACAAATGGTACCCCATCTTCTGCAACCCAATCATAAAATCTATTCCCTATTTTAACATTTAAGTTTTGTTTACTATCCCCACTATAAGGATAAGTAACATAATAATCCCAATTATATTTAAAAGCATTAATTGTTTCATAACCAAAAGAATTTGCCACACTTGGCCTAAAGAAATCAAATTCATATGATGGCAAAAACCCTTTATGCACATTTGATATGGAGGTGGATGTTTTATTATTTATGTTATATATCAACTGTGATTTATATTTGCTGCTAGTTGTTCCAGAATAAAAGTTGTCATATAAATAATTAATTTTAAATGTTGGCCTTACTTTAAATGAATTTGTTTTCTCTTGGCTATATAGTTTTTTTAAATCTACAACAACATCCCTATCAAACTCAATAAGTTCTTTCCTTGTGCTATCAAAATTTATAGATACCTGTGAATTATTATCATCCCCAAGTTTATTCTTAAATACATTTGGTACAATATGAAACTTATTCATTTAAATATTTTGTTTTAAATATGTCCAAAGCTGAAGCTCCTTTTTTTATACCAAAATAAAAATAAAATGGTGCGCCAACTGCAAATATATTTTTTCTATTATTATATTTAGTTGCTTGATTTTTACTATTGTATAAATAACCCCTATCATTGTTATAACTCAAAAGATTTTCATTATTATAGAAATATTTTTCAGTATTTTTTGGATTAAAAGAATTTTTTAGTGTTGCCAAATCTGGTTTAATTCTATCTAAATTTTGATATTCATCAGATATAATTGTTGCTGTGTACCATGTGTTTGTTTCATCTCCAAAAAAAGCAGTAGATCCAGATATTACCCATTGATAAAATGGAACTTTTTGAGATTTAATTCCAAAATATTTTGGTTTTAATTCATTAGTCTGTGTTCTAAAATTAACTCTGCCTGGCGTCAAATAATCTTTTAATTGTAAATCATCTTGTGATGATGAATAAAAAATACCAATAATAGGTTTATCCTTCTTATCATATTGAATAGATATCTCTGAATTAGCACTATTTGTCATACTATAAAATTCAGTAGAAAATTTATCCACACCAAATTCAGAATTTATGGATAGTAATTGACTATAATCACCATCTGTTTTTTTGTAATCTCTTGAAAATAAATCATTTATATTTTTTAAATTTTTTATGAAATTACCATTAGTAATTCTACTAATTGCAAATAGATTAAGAATGTCAGAATTATCTCCATAACTTGTTGGCTCTAAATTATTCATAACAAATGAATAATATTCAAAATTATCACTGTTAAACCCATATAATGGATTCTTATACCCTAAATCCATTATTGTAGTTGGGAATAGTAAATTTTTTTTATTCTCCTTAAATTTAGTTGCTACCCTACCAACAAAACTATTATTAGTTTTAGAGAAAGGTGAACTACGATAATAAAAATTAGTTGTTTTGGCATCAAAATATATCAAGTCATTACAATATGATTCATCATCAATGATTGCTTGGTTTTTATTATCATATTTAATTTTTGTCTGGATTGGGAAGGCAAATAATGATCCATTCACCCAATTATTTACAAAGACCTCTGAAACCACTCCCCTACATAAAGCATAGAAAAATCTAAGTCTATTAATCCATTCTGTGTATGCTCTCAAATCTTTTGGTATGTCAAGTAAAGTTCTCTTTGCAAAAGTATAACATCCATTTTCAACAGAATCTTTATCTGAACAAGTTTCATCCACTTTAAAATCAACTCCTTTGCCAGTATAACAACTTAAACTAACCATATTATTGCAACTATTTAAAGTTGTTAATAAATTTTCTGTCATAGTATATCCAGATAAATCTTGGGGGGAATATCCTGTATCTGATGATGGTATTGGATTGTCTGCAAATTGTTCTGGCCCAACAATTTCATAAGTTGCAAATCCTAAATTTTGTTGTAATGCTGCCGCTTGTCCTTTATCAATGTAAAAACCATTAACCTTTGTTGTTGTAAAAGATGCACCATCTAAATAATCTGATGTTGGCAATCTATCTGTTCTAAATATTGTCTTATTGTTGACAAACAATTGGTTTTCATTTGTTATATATTCTGAAAAAGATGTTTGTGTTATATATGTATTTGAATAAACTTCCTCACCTCTCAATAACCGTTTCAAAAAATTACTTTTGGACGTATTTGCAAACATATCTTTGTTAGCATAATATGTTGATGAACCAATTAGATTATCTGATAACTCATACCCATTTTGTATGTTATATGTTTTGCCATCAATTTTAATCAATGTACCTTTCTTAAATAGATTATTTGTGTATACTTGTACACCTGTTAAACTCCCAGAAAAATTAAAAAACTTAAAACCTTTTGTAGCTGAATCACCAGACATAATAGAATTTGAATAATAACCATTTGCGTCTGTAAGAAAAGGATATGCTTGATTTGGTCCAAATCCAATGCTAGTATTTATAGGTTTCAAAAAATAAGAATCAAATAAAACTTCATTAGCATTGGAAATTTCTTGTATTGAATAGTTTTGTGTTGGTTGTATTGGTACATTTAATCTTGCATTTGTAGTTATTTTAATAGAACTAATATCAGAAAACCCAAAAATATTTCCCAAACTATATGTATTCTCATATAATGGAGAATACGGATCAACCCCTCTCTGCAAAATTAAAACATACTGATTTTCAAAATCATTAAAATAATCTATAATTCCCTTTGAAGTGGCTATTGTTCTAAATATATCATTTTGCCAAAGAAGCATCCTGCTTTGTTTTTCTTGTAAATTTAATATACCTTCAAAATCATAATCAAAAACTAATTCTGTTATTTCTGATTTTAAACAAGAATTTGCAAATGAACCACTTATATTTTTGTCTTTGTTAGATTTTTCATTAAATTCAGATACTGTCATACCAGTTAATACTTGATAAAACTCAATATCAGCAGGAAATAAATATTTATTAATGTCAATACCATATGGTAATTTATAATCTTTACTTAATGAAGCCTTTGGATTTGATGGATTTGCATAAGATACATTTATTGTTTGGTTCTTTGTTTCTGCTGAAATTTTTGTTGTGGCTGTATAACCTGATATATAATTAATATCCTTTGATTTGTCAAAATTCAAAAAAGTTAATAATGTTCCAGATTCTCTATTTTCACTTGTAATAACAATTAAAACATTATCATTATGTTGATTTAAATTAAATTTACTAGCAAAAGTAACCCCAATTCTTGTATTCCCCTTGAAATAATTTTCCCTATGATTAAATTTGTTAATTCTTTCAGCAGGGGGTAATCCTAAACTTGCCGCTGCAACTTGTGTTCTATTTGATGGCATTATGTAAACATCTGAAAATAATGCCCTAAATTTATTTGGTTTATTTGCATCATATATTTGACCTATATATGCTTCTGAACCTAATGAAACAAAATTATCTAAATCTAACAATAAATTTTCTTTAAGTTTATCTGTGTATATTTTTCTTTCTTTTATGTAAGTTTCTAATTTAGAAAACATAACTTCCTTATACAAGGCAGGGTTAGCTAATTGAGCTATTAAACCTCCAGTTGGAATACCACTATCAGACCGCTCCATATCACCCCCACTGCAATCACAAAGTTCACAATCAGGATAAGTTATCATAGGTAAATTTAATTCTTGAAATCTAAAATTCTTAACATCCTTAAAAACCTTAAACCATTCTATTGTTGCTTTTGTTGCTAAAGCACCTAATGCTGCAAAACCTAATATCAATCCAACTGATGGGAAAGATGTTGCTGCTTGAAGAAATAAGAATGCTGTAACAATAGGTAGTGCAATTGAAACAGCATAAACCAATGGAACAGCAAATAAGTTCCATATAAATTTGACAAAATGATAAACTATTACTAAAACCCTACCAGTAGTTGAAAATAAAATTAATAATAATGAAAACACAAAATAAAGAAAATCAAAATTCCTAACCCCATCGTTAACTGGGTATTTATTAATTGTAGCATCACATGATGTATCTGCAATTTCTTTAATCCCAATAAAACTACCCTTATTTGACCCCCCTCTATACTGGTCAATCAAACTTGATACTGTATATACCTTATTTGATTTAAATTCATAAAATGTATCTTCACACTTTATTGCTGCATCACTATTTGTATAACCAGACCAATCCAATCCAAAATAATATGAACCAGCAAGTTGATTTTTATTATCATTATTGGAATTCATTGGGTCAATAGTGCCAAGATTATTCCATCCATATTCTTTAATATTTGGAACAAGAAAATATGCTCTTTTTGTTTGTTCACTTATCTTTGTGGATTGCTCCCACTTTACTTTAAATCTATATTTTGCTTTTGTTGGTATTCCTATGGTGGGGTCATTTGTTATTATCTTATTCCCATTTTCATCTGTTATAACATACTCCAAATTCATAGGTAATTCAACAACCCATGCGCCATTTTCATCTATAACCTTACCAACCCTAAATGTTTCCAGCACTGGTAAACCTTTATCATCTTTATTAAATGATTGTCTTATTGCTAATATCTCACCTGGACCACTTTCTAATCCACATAAATTACCAAAATCATCTTTTGGTTTACAGTTTGAACGTATTCTTTTACTTGATGCTGTGCTAAATATTGACCCCATAAATATTGCTGTGGGCTGTATATCAATATTAACATCATCCCTTAAATCAAAATCAACCCTATTTATGGATGAATCACAAGTTTCAATATTCCCCCACAATGGTGAAATGTTCAAACCTTTTGATATGGATACAATTTGTGGTAATGAATTTAAATCAGTTGATTTTTGATATTGATTATTATCAAACTGACCTTCTGTCGCCATTCCCATTCTAATCAAATCTTGGGGGGTCAATGAATACTCACCCATATTTGACAAATCAAGATCCATTAATATGGTATAACTTCCAACCGGAACACCAAATATCATATAATCCCCACTTGAATTTGTCTTTACTGTATATTTGTAATACTTCTCATATACCTCAATGGCTTGACCATCAAACATAACATCATTCAATGAGGGAAATGTTCCTGTTGCAATATGTCCAGGATATGATGGTTCATATGGCAATAAATTGTATCTATAACCATCCTCATTCTTATCATTTATTGTCTTATACGGATATATGGAGGTAATTAACTCATTGTTCTCATCCTCTTCACTTAATGGAATAAAAATTGAAACCCTAGCATTTGGAATACCAAAACCATTATTTGCTGTAACCCTCCCTACAACAACTCCATAGTTTGCACAATCCAATGTATAAACATCAGATTGCCTTATTTTAAAAGATAAAATCTCAAGGAATTCAATATTTTGGTCTAACTGAAAATTGACAACCTTATCTTGTCCAATTTCAGTCCTAATTCTAAAACTATTTTGCATTTTATTCTTTATTGTTTATAAATATTTTATTATTATGTTATTTATAAAAGAATAAAGAATATCCCCACAAAATAAATAATTTAAATAATGGTCAATCCATTATTTGTCTTTACCTTAACTGTAATATCTCTTTCTGGATACCTTATATGATATATCTCATTTGAGTCAGCATAGATAGTTTCATCAGTTGCACGTATAATTCTATTTGATGCTGGTGGATAAAATCCAACAACTGGCTCACCACCAGAATAGTTGCCCCCAACCAAATTTTTGAATAAAATATTTGACACAGTAATCACTCCATTCAAATTCTGAATGCTGCTCTTTATTTCAGATATATTTATGTCTTTACCCAACTGAATATTCTGTGGTATGAAATAATTATTTATTGTTGAAATTATATTATTAACAATATCTTTTGATGCAAAACCTGCTGATATGGTAACAGCAGCCTCAACACCAACATCTATAACTTTTGCTGAAGAAACAACAATATAATCATTTATCATTCTATAATTTGATAAGTAATTTGCAATATTGTCTGTCAAAAATCTTGAATTATCACTAATCAATTTTCCATTTGCATCATAGGATAAAACAAGAACTTGTATTTTATTATCCACCTCTTGAACTGATACCTTTGCTGGTGCACCAAATTGTGGTGGCATATTACGTATAATTGATTCATAATCATTTATGGTAACTGCTCTTTTCTGTGCAGCAAAATTAAAGGATACAAAATTCCTAACCTCTTCTGTGGTTGGCAATCCTGCTCCCCCAATAGCCGGGAATAAATTATTAACCCTTAATGAATTAATAACAGCCGATTCTTGTGCTGGATTCCCTGCATTCAATCTAAATGAATTAACACCAATCTGATTAATTGTATTTGGTCCAAGATTTGTATTCAAACCACCCCCAACTCTATATTGAACAAACAAGGTGCTATTTGGCTTCAATGTTCTACCCAATGAGAAATTATTCAAATAATTCTGTAATGTTGGCAATTGACCTGTTGTTGTGAATTGGTTTAATTGCTCTAATGCTGTATTAACCCCATTTCCAAATGTAATTTTCTTAAAACCCTCTGATGTAAATTCACTTATGAAACGATTATCTGTTTGAATGTACTTTCCAACCTTTATACCTGCATTTCCTGTGTCTTTTGTTGGGTCAATAATAAAAACCCTATCCTCTGCCAATGAATCAACCTCATACCATTTATTTGCATCCCCAATAAAGTCTGACGATGGGGGAATTGTATTTATCTGACCATCTTTTAATAAAACACTTGTAATCCCCAAAACATTTTTGTCTGGTAAGAACAATTCAAAAAATGGCCTAACATCAGATGCTGTAATAACTCTCTTAAAAACTTTTGTAACACCATTAATAACTGGTTCACGTTTTGTTAAGGTATAGTTAATAATGTTACTATTTAAGAAGTTTGGTATAACTGTTCTATTTGGAAGACCTTGACCATCATAATCTGATGAAAAATCAATATCATTTATGCTTTCAAAAATAACACCATTACCCAAGACTTGTGCACCCCTCTCAAGAACCCCAGCATAACTTGCATCAGGCTTATCTCCAAATGGGGGAACAGTTATTGAGAAATCACATAAGGTCAATGAAGGTCTTTGTCCTGGTATTTTTAATCCATAAGTTCTTGCAATATTATATATGGATGATTTTTGCTGGGCATATTGCAAAACTGTTTCTTGCAAACTCCTATCAATATGATAATGTAAATTATCAGCAACGGCTGCATTCAAATCAAGGAATACTGAAAATATGGAAGCATCATTAAAATCATTAATCAAGTCAGGATAATATGTCCTAACATAATTTAATAATTCAGTTCTTATGCTCTGAAAATCCCTAACACCATATGATATTTTTCTATCTGACATATTATATATTTATTACAATAAATTCACTACCTGAAAAACTATTATTATTAGTAGTGTATTCTATTTTTATTTTTGCAGTATTCTGATATGTACCATTGCCAGGTGAACGATAAACCTTATCCCTAGATGATAATCCAACATCATCAACACTTAACCTATCCCCTTGCACCTCCTCATTCTGATCCAAAGGTTCAATAATTATCTTGTTTATAACCAAATTTGGTATATACTTTGCAACAGAATCTCTAATATCTGTTTCAATAACATCAAATGATACAACATCCAATGGTTCAAATAGAAATTCATATAATCTTGTCCCAAAATCTGGTAAATAATATCTGCTACCTTTTCTTGTTAATAACAAATGCAATAAAGATGCTCTAATCTCATCTGAAGCAATTTCTGTCATCTTTAAGGCATCACCCCTAAGTGATGTATCAAAGGGGAAATCAACACCATATGTAAAACCTTCAGCCATTATAACTCATTTAAATATAAATATATCTTTTTCACAAATTTGTAAACTATTTTAATTTATTGTATATTTATATAAAAAAAAATATGAAAACAATAAAATTATCAGAAGCTGATTTAACTAAATTAATTGCAAGAATTGTTGAAGAAAAAGGAAGTGAAGGTCACTTTATGGACTACCATAAAGAAGGTAAAGCAAAAACTGGCAAAAAAGCGCTATCTATGATTAAAAAAATCACAGATAAACTTTCAACAATGAAAGATAAATTTGATAATAGTAATTTTGCATTTAGTGAAGCTGATGTAACAAAACTTGAACGTATTTATGATACATTGAGTGGCAAATAAGGTTAAATCAATACTAGTATTAAAAACCCCCAATTCTAAATTAATAGACTGGGGGTTTTTTATTTAACAAATTGTATAAAATCTAAGATTCACAACTCACACACTCATTAATATTTCTTGCAAATGATTGTGCTGAACTCTGGCTAAACTGATAATACAAGGTCTTAACCCCCTCTTCATGTGCATATAGATATAATTGATTAATATCCTTTGCTGGAACTGATGGGTGTATCATCAAATTTAATGATTGTGATTGGTCAATGAATTTTTGCCTCTGTGCTGCTTGTAATATTAATTCTTTTGGTGATATTTCAATAAATGATTTAAATACCTCTTTTGTGGGGAAATCCAAATGCTGAACCGATCCATCTTTCTTCAAAATACTCTCCCAGGTTTCTGGTGTATTTAAACCATACTTATCCAATTCAATTTCCAAAAATGGATTCTTATAAATTGTTTTTGATTTTGCCAAATCTTTAATAAAATAATTTGATTTTATTGGCTCAATCCCCATACTTACTTGTCCTAGAATAAATGAACTTGACTTGGTTGGGGCAATAGCAATTAATGTTGTGTTGGCATAACCTTCTCTTAAACATTCATATCCCTTCTCTTCATATAAATATTTTGAAGCCAATTCAGATTTTTCTTTAATTGTTTTAAATATTTGATGATTTAATTGCTTCGCCATCAAAGATTCAAATTGAATTAATTTTGATTGGAATAATGAATGATAACCCAAAACACCCAAGCCAATTGCTCTATGCTGTGATGCAAATCTATTAGCTCTTTTCATACCAGCCATTTTACCTGACTTCAATATAAATTCATCCATAACTGCATTTAAGAACATAGTATAAACCTCAATTGCATCAGTCTCAATTATCTCATCCCAATGAAGTAAATTCAATGAACCCAAACAACAAACAAATGAATTTAATGAATCTGTCGGCAATTGAATTTCGGAGCACAAGTTACTTGCTGTTATCTCCATACCCAAATCTTTGTAGGGGGTATTATTATTTGAATTATCCTTGAACATAATATATGGAAACCCAAACTCATTACGTCTTTGAATAATCTTTGCCCATATCTTTCTCTTGCTTGGGTCACCCCCCTTCATATCATTAATCCAATTATCTGTAACAGTAACACCATATTGTAAATTCTGGATTGGATTACTTCTGTTCCAATATCAAGAAACTCCATAATATCATCATGTTCAGCTGGTAACCAAACTGCACATGCACCCCTTCTTGCCTCTGATTGCTTGCAAACATCAACTACTGTGTCATACACCCTTGCATAATGAACTGGTCCATCTGCTGTACCACCTGTTGATATTTTAGTTCCCCTTGCTCTAATATTACCTAAATAAGCACTAGTGCCACCACCGTATTTTGACATCATACCAATCTCTCTTCCAGCATTTAAAATACTATCTAATGTGTCATCAATATTGGATCCATAGCAGGATATGGGCAATCCCTTTTCTTTACCAAAATTAATCCATACAGGTGTAGAAAGGCTATAAAAACCCCTTGCCATATATTCCTCAAACTTAACAGCAAACCCATCAATTTTTAAATACCCCTCTGCTTTATTAGCAATATCTTTAATCCTTTGCTCTGGGGTCTCATTTATATACCCCCTTGATAAGAAAGTTCTACTCTCCTTATTTAACCAATAATATTTTTCTTTATTCATTTTTTTTGTCTTTTAGTTGATTTATGTTTTTTATGCTCTTTTTGCACCCTTCCAGTAGTTGGGCATGGTAATTTAAAATAATTAAACGTCCATCCATTCCATTTACCTGCGTTTTTCTTTGGTGTTGTATAACACACTCCTTTGTTTCTATTTCTAATTAAAAAAGATTGGGATAACCTTAATTGCTTTATAATTTCTTCTTGATTTTCATATTTTGTAATATTACCATCAGGATCAATTACTTCATAATACCCTTTAATCCAACCATAAGTTCCATTATTTTCACCTGCATTATTATATTTTAGTGCAAATTCTTCTGGTGTTAAAGTTGCATTAATTTCTTTAATGGTTTTAGACCTTTTTTCTTGTATATTAGGGTCTTTTGACATTTCTTGTAGATGATTTTTAACTGAATTGTACCATTGTTTCATTGCATCATTAGATATTATATGCCCATTGTATTTTTCCCTTTTTGTTTCAATCATTTTCTGAACTTTTTTTGAATCTCTCATTGGGTGTTTATCTCCAACCCAATTTTGAAAACCTTTACCTGTATTTCTATTTGCTTCAACTGCTAATTTAACTCTTAATCTTTGCGACTCTTCTGTTTGATTACTTCTAATAGAATACATTAATTTATCACCTTCACGTCCATAAATCCTCCACAATATGTAGTGTGCCAATATATGTTCTCTAAATGTTAGGAGTACTAAATTATTTTCTGAATTATCCCCACCCATATGTTTTGGTATAATATGATGATTTTCATAATATATTTCAGTACTCCTACTTCTTTTTTCTAGGATTGCTTTACCTATTAAGTTTTTATATATGATTTCCCAATTCATATAAATTTTATAATTTTATAGTTTATATGCACCAATAACATAAATTTTTACACCCAAAAAAGATACCATTTAAAACAAATCATCTTCTGTTATGCTCTTACTTTTTTTATTGTAATCCGTACTTTTTTTATAAAAGAAATCCCCCTCCTTTGTTGATAAAATCTCCACATCAAACCATAATGTCTTCTCAATCTCTGTAAAATCAACCTCAAATACTGGCTTCATTCCAATTCTATTTAATGAATTGTTAAATCTATTTTGAATGAAATGTTTAATTGTATCTTTTGATAAGAAACTTAACTCTCCATGCTCAAATATCCAATCCAATATTCCACATTCAGCAGCATATGCTTTATGGCAAGCAGAAACAATCAGTTGCTCAAATTCGTCATCAAACCATTCTGGATTTTCTTCCTTAATAATATTGATAAGTTCTGATCCAAAATTACCGTGAATTTCTTCTTCCTTTGAAGTCGCCTCAACCACATTTGAAATACCCTTGAATAAATTCTTCTCCTTGTTAAAGGACATCATAATCAAGAACTGGCTAAATAAACTCACATGTTCAATAAACAATGAAAATAATAATACAGACTTTGTGTACATTTTATTCTCTTTGCTCCTTGTCCCATCCAAATATTTTGATAGATAACTAATTCTATTCTTTATGGCAGGAATTTCAATAACTGTCTGAAACTCATTTTCCAACCCAAGAATTCTTAATAATTGTGCATAAGCATCTTTATGTCTTACTTCCGAATTTCCTGAAATTAAAACTTTATTGTTATATCTAGTTACAATACATCCAGTTGGAACTGTGACACAATAAATATTACCATCATAATCCTCAATAGTTGGTTTATCAGTTATAGAAGAAAAGGTGTTAGTATTTACAAAACTTACAGTGTGTACATCTTTATAAGAATCTTTCCTATTATCTGTTGAAGTATTCAAATTAGTTCTATATCCAGCTAAAAAACCTATTGATTGAACCTTATCCGCACATGATTTATTGGTGGTAGAATACTTAAAAAGACAATTTTTAGCATTCCACTTTCCTTCTAGTTTAGTACCATCCCATTCAATCAATTCTTCAATAAAAGAATTACACCACTTTTCAGACTTATCAGATAAATCAACCCAATCAAATTGTTTTAAATCATAATCAATTGGAAAATCAATATCATATTGTACATAATCCGGTCTTGAAATATTATATTCTCTATAAGTTAATCCAGACTCTACAATAAGGTTTTTAAGCCTAATTTTTTTCCTTTCTTTTTTAACTGCAATTTCATATGTATGACTATTTGAATCTGAACCCCTTCTAACCTTCTCACCATTTTTATCCCAAAATTTAGCGGACCCATCAGCTTGAATGGCAATTCTCAATCTTTCAATGGTTGTTAACTCATCAACCCCCTCATTAACAAATTTACCAGAAAAAGGTAGTTTCATATCACTACTAAAAGCATTAATATCTTTAATAGCCCTTTTTATAATATTACCACTCCTAGTTTTGTAGTAAATGTTATGGTTGGGGGTAAGTAATGCACTATAAGTTTGGTTCTCAATCCTGTGCATTTTTCCCTTGTAAGGTTCATTTATAACATTACTTGGTAAAACAGATGTCATTGTATTGGTTTCTAAATCATATTGAATAACTTCTGTATTAATATCAATATCTTTAAAGTTAACCCAGCCTTTTGGTGTTAGTATTTCAGTTCCCTCACCATGACACTCGGCAAATGTCATACCAACGTCGCCAATTTCAGTTATGGGCATTCTCTTATACAAGTCAGCCCAGAATGTTTTAACATTCACCTCAATTTGTGCAATTGCCAACATTGACCTCTTAATAACTTCCCTCTCCTCATTTGATATTTTTGTCTTATAATCATCAATATCTGTTGTGAAATTGAATTCAGAATGTATCCAGTATGAATGTCTTATTGCATCTTTATATGCTAATAATGATGGATATTCATAAGGCAAAATATTTACCCTCTTTTCAAAAATGTTCTTCATATTCCTTTTTTTATTTGGTTAAGATAAATATAAAACCATAAAATAAAAGTATTCAATTTTAATTATAAAATCAAATTTTTATAAAAAATTATCATTGCTATTTTTCTTAACCAATAACTCCTTAATCCTTTCTTTCTTACGTTCAACTTGTTGTTCTTCAAATCCAAGGAATGTTGCTGTTGTATCTGTATCAATTTCAAGCATTTCATTATCAAACTTGCAATTCTCAAATACTATACCATCTTTTCCAATCCTTGATTTGGTAATGGCAACTGTGGCCAAATTCATCTCCTTTTGCTGAAGACTTTTTGCTATACTAATAATAACATGTCCAACTTGTGCCTTCTTTATTGAACCCCCCATCTGGTCATTTGTCACCACATTTGCAGATATAGATGAGTTGTGCGTGTAAATATCATTGGCATAAAACATATGAGTATCATCAACAGTAATGTCAATTGTATCCTCTTCACCTACCAATTCAATTGATTCAATTTCATCTAAAATTATATTAGTGTTTTTAACAAAAAGTGTATCACCAACAGACAAACCACTATCAATGGATAATAAACCCCCACCTAATGTTGGAAATTTGTGTTTTGCTGACACTTTTATTTCCTTTCCACTTTTTGTCTTAATTTTATAAACAGGTTGTTTCTCAATAGGAAACACATAACTAATTGCTTTATATCCTTTATGTGTTAGAATATTATCCCCAACTATAACATCCTTTATTTGAACCAATCCTTTATTCTCAATATCCACAATAGTATCTAATGAAACACAGCGATTTCCTTGCGTACCAAGCCATCCAGCAATATTTAACTCGTGACACATTGCCTCAAAATGGCGTATAACTGATCCCTCATTTTTCCACTCATCATTTCCTTGTCTATCAGGTACAACACAATCAATATAATCCAAAACAACCAAATCAAGTTTAATACCATCAGCAATAACCTTCCTAATTTGATTCTTAATCTGATTCATTGTTAAGGTATCAGATGGTAGTTTTTTTAGAATTAATTTATTAGTATGAGTTTCTTTTATATTATTAACAGTTTCTAATACTATTTCTTTG